ACCTCGCGCTCGCTCAGGTTCTCGTCCTCGTGCATCAGGCCAGCCCAGAGGATCGCGCGAATACTCCGCACGCTGGCCGTCTGCATTAGCCCTTGAATCTCGCCAATGCCAGCAAGGCCGAGTCGCTCTTCGATAACGGCGAGCGCGTTGAGGTCGTAGCGTAAATGGCGAGTCTTGCCTCCGAGTGTGATGGGGATAAGCGCACGGCGGCGGTTCGCTGTGACGTTGCCGCCATATGGCTCGCGCGCCTCGGAGGCGATTAAGGAGTCGGTAGGGTCGGTACTCTTCATGCGTTGACACCCTCCTACGGTGTTAACCAGGCCCCCGGCTGTTTCCTCAGCGCGGGGGCCGCTTTACCTGTTAGCGATTACGACCCACTGACCCATTCGCCATCCACCCGGATGTCGATGCTCACGGTGGCCGCATCCTGGTCTGGCGCCGCTTCGCTGATCTTCGTCACCAGCGCGGCGCAGGACTCGATTACCGAGCCCGCCACTTGCTTGATGAGCGTCACCAGGAAGCCCTGCCGGTTGGCGTCTTGGAGCATCAGGTACGCCGTGTCGTCGGGCACGTACAGGCCGTCAAAAGACGCCGTAGCCGAGTAGCGACCGGGAATGACGCGCATGGCCCGCGAGTCCTTGCTGCTCACGTCGATTTCAGCGGTGTTTTCCTCGAAGGTGACGCCGCGCTGGCTACCTACCACCTGGCCGTCAATGAGCACGAGTACGTCTGTGCCGTTCATGGTTTAACTTCCCGACTCCTCTTGCAGCACTAACCGAAGCGTCACGATGCGCCCAACGACTCGCTCGTTATCGTCAGCCGCCATCGCTGGCCCGGTCACGTCCGCTAGCAGTGTACCCCATCCGGTCACCGGCAGCGCGTAGCGGTGCAGGAGCGTCCGTATCCGCTCCGCGATTGCGTCAATCGCTAACGTCGATCCCTTCTCTTCGTCATAGCAGCGCACGTCGCGCCAGAGTTGCCGGCCCTCGCCAGTCTTGGTATCGAAGGGAATCTGCGCAAAGGCTCCCGCAGAGACAACAAAGGGAAGCTCCGCATCGGCCGGCGCCGGATCTACTGAAAATATAGCGGGCTCGCCCCCATACGTAGAGAGCAAACCCGCCAATTCGGAGTCGTTAGAGAGACGGTCGTACAGCGCCCGCGTTACCGCCTCCATCAAGGGAAACCATACCGGACCGCAGCGGGGCGAATCTCATCTTGCCCTTCCCAACCTAAGCGCACCGCAGCTTACCTCGCCGAACCCGACCGTACCGATCCTGACCACACCGATGCAAAGCGTACCTTGCCTCGCCACGGCGAACCCCGCCGCGCCCCACCCCGCCGATCCGCGCCGCACCTTACCCATCCTCGCCCGAGCCGGTCATGCCTGACCGCGCCGCGGCAGAGCCCGCCTCACCTAGTCGATTACTTCCCACTTCACTAGGCCAAAGCGGCCATATGTCGGCCGGAAATCGCCTACTCCGCTCAGGCGGCCAGCCATCGCTACAACCTCGTACAACGTCGCCGAATCGATGTACTCGGGCACGATCACGGTAATCTCGAAAGACGCGCGCCAGCCCTGCTTGAACGCTGGCCGAGCGCGCGTAATCGCGTTGCGCTGCACCATGACGCGGCGCCGGTCCAGATAGTCCCAATCCTTGCTACCCAAGGATGCCAGCGGCGGCGTCACGACGATTCCCGCCTTGTACAAGTCCATCGCGCTTTTACGTGGCGAGCGCGGGTCTTGCTTGAATTTCGCCGCGGTCACAATCGACATACGCAGGTACTCGCCGGGTAGGCAGATATGGCCCTTGTCGTCCCGGTAGACATACGACTCGGTGTCGTCCGTCTTTTTCGCCTTCGAGCCCTTCGCCGCGTTGCTCTTCCCCTCGACCGACTCGTTATTCCACGCGTGGAACAAGAGGTCCGCCACGCCCTCGATAGTCACGCGCACCGTATAGGGAGCCCCAAAGCTAATCTCCCTCTCCGCGCCGTTGCTTACCGGCGCCACCGTCTCTAGGACTTTTCGCGCTTGCGACAAAACCATGCCTGCTACTCCGTTGCTTATTCCGCCAATCGGCGGTAACTGGAATAGTAGCAGGTTGCCAACTGATACGCAACCGATATAGTTACTACCGGAGGTAACCAGATGGCAAGTCAACCGATCCAGGTTCGTCTACCAGAAGAAATACACCGCGCTTACGTCGCGCTCGCCAAGGAGCAAGGTCGCTCGCTAAACGGGCAGATCGTCTACACGTTGAGGATGGCGCTAGAGAGCGCCGGCACCGAGCCCGGCCCAACCATGCCTTACCTCAGCGCAGCCAGCCGTACCTAGGCTTACCTGTTCCGAACCGCGCCGCGCCTGAGCGCGCCGCGCCCTGCCCTGTCTCGCCTCGCCGGGCCTATCCGCACCATAAGTATAGTAACTGTATCAGTTGCTACGCCTTGCCGTGAGCGATACGGCGCGTGATTTCGGCGCCATTCTGATATACCGCTGGCCGAAGGTAGGGCCGCGCGCGCATCTTACGTGTCCCTGTCTCGAAGAAGCGGCCGACGAAGTAGCCGGTATAGAGGTAGCCCGTTACCTTGAGTCCCTTCGTAACCACCTTAGTACGCACCGCCTTGGCAACGCGGCCCTTCGTCAGGCTGCGCGCGCGCTGGAGTACGAACGTTGCGGCGTCTTGCATGCCGGCGGCAGTCTTGGCGACGGTGCGCTCTACCAGCTCGTCAGCGTGCCATTCGGTGATGCGGGGTTGACTTGTCACGCTTGACAATCCTACGGCTCGCTCTGTCCGTGCTGTACTTCTTCGCAGTCAACCTGCAGGTGGTGAGGCTGCGAAGGCTCACGCACGCCGCGTACCGTCAGCGTGAGCACTTCAGAATTAGGAGCGACATACAAGACTCTGTCGTCACGCGCTACGTCGACTCCAAGTGCAAAGTAGGCGACGTGAGTCAGGATCGCCTCGCGCTGCGCCGCTAAGGTCGTTTCCTGGTCGCTCGCCGGCCGGATGCGCGCTGGTTCCGTGCCGATAGTCTGGTACGCCTCACTCCAGCCTCCGGCGCCGTCAGACGTGCGAGTCTTGCGCTGAATCGTCGCGGTGACGTTAAGCAGGCTGATAAAATGTGCCGAGCTAACTGCCATGCTAAAAACCTGCGAGTTCTGCCATCAAGAATTCAACGCCGAGAGGTCGCTGAGGCGCTTTTGCTCGCCGCGGTGTAACGCTCAGGATCGCCTCCGTAAGGGCACGTTGAAAACCGCGCCGCGCAAGTTGCCACCCATTGAAGTATTGCGTGACTTGTACCTTAGCGGACTCACGTGCCCGGATATCGCCGCCAAGTTTGGTGTTACGCACTCGCCCGTATTTGAGGCGCTGAAGAAGGGCGGCGTTCCCATTCGACCCGTTGGGACCGATGGCGCCCGGAAGTGGCGCGGGCGCCATCGGGCATTTAATGAAGAGCGGCGCATCTGGAAGGGATACGTCTACCTTTTCAAGCCAGATCACCCTATGTCCGGCAAACGTAAGAGGGTGCCGGAGCATCGCTTCGTTATGTCCGAGCACCTTGGGCGGATGCTTGCGCCTAGGGAAGTAGTCCACCACATCAACGGGAATACTACTGACAACCGGCTGGAAAACCTGGAGTTGTTGAGTCCCGCGCAGCATGCCGCTACTCATGACAGACTCGGCGAGCATCGCAGCAAGCTAACCGCGGAAGAATTGAGCCGCCAAGCGCGCGGCGCGTCACAACTCGGCCACGCCGCCCGCTGGTCAAAGACGCGGTAGTCGGCACGCCGCGCTCCTAGCCAACCGTCCCGGCGAGTCCCTTGTACTTGTACCAATCAAGCATGCTCTTCTCACTCAAAAGCAGCATGTTTGCCGCGCTGGCGCCGAGCATCGCGCCTGATGCGCCGCCGCTTTGCTCACTGCCGTAGGTAACGGAGTAGTCGCCTATCGTCGTGCTCTGCAAGCCGGAGATCGCGTCGGTATTCGCGGCGCGTAGGCCAGCCTGGTAGCGGCGCGCGGCCGCGCGGGCGACGACGCCGCGCAGATCGTCGGGCAGGCCGGAGAGATCGTAGTCGGGGTCGATGCCGTGCGTGTAGATAACCGTGACTTGCTGCGGGCCATCTACCCAATCGCGGCCAATGCGGTAGAGCTGCCCCTGCCGGCCGAGTAGGTAATCGTCATTTCTGCCGGCCGTAAGTACGTCGCCGTCCTCTGTCACGCTGGCGACGGAGACTACCGGCAGCTCTGGCAGGAAGAGAATCGGGCGCCCTGGTGGCACGTCGAAGGTGTATTCGTCGTCCGTTACGAGGTCGATTACTTGGCAGCAGTAGTTGCGGGCGGAAGCCGATGCTTCCGCGATCGCCGCCAGCACCGAGTCGTCGTCTGGGTCAATCGCGACTTGCAGGAAGGCCGCTACGTCCGCAACGCTGCACAGGTCGCCCATAGCGCAGCTCTACTTCCGGCGCGCGCCCCTCCGCTTTGCGCGCGCCCTTGCTTTCGCCTTAGCGTCGTGGCGCCTTAGATTCGCCTCGTGCTCAGTATTGCGCTTGCGGCGAGCGCCGCCGGCACGAGCCATATTCGCCTCGAAAGCGCGTTCCTCTGCGCGTTTCAGGAGCATTTCCTTCCTGCTGGCTCGCGCAGATTCAATTGCTTCTTGATTCGCCTCTCGAATCTCTTTCACGTCGCCAGCATCTAGGCCAGCCGCGCGCAATTCCGCCAATCGCTGCATCGTTTTCCCCTATCTCCGTTAGCCCGCCTTCGTGCTGAGTGGCGCCCGCATCTTGTTGGCCGCCTGGTCGCGCTGCTTTGCCATCCGTTCGCGTAGGCGCGCGGCTTCGTCAGCTCGCAGGCGGATTGACTGCCCTGGCCGAATCTCTACCGACTCCAGTGGCCCCAGGTCGCGCACCGGCCGCCCTCGCGCCGCTAGGTTGCTGTTGACGATCACTGGACGTAGTGTACGCCCTTGTCCCCTAGGCGTACCGGCAACGCGCGCCACCTGGCGAAAGGCTTCCGGCGAGTCGCCTCGCGGGGTAATGACGCCACGGCCCCACTCACGCGCCTCGGTAACGTGGTG